AAGATGCTTGTTTTCAATGGGCATCTGGTTTTTATTTAACAGAACATCTACCTGACGATTTCTTTATACATGACCCAGAAGTCTGTGATGAAGGTGAACAATGGGAAGAATATAAAAATGATTTACTTGAAAATACTTTATGGCAACCTTTTGAATTTTATAGTGCTGAAGAAATTACAAAAGAAATTCAATCACTAGCTCATTGGATTGAAAACGGAGAATACCCAAAAAAGGAGGATTATGAAAATGTCTAAAAAACATAAATATTATCGAATAACTGCTAACTCAATGACTTGTTATGAGTATTACATTAAAGTGCCTGATACCATAACTGAACAAGATATATGGGATCAACGTGGAGATTATGTTTTAGATGGTGGTAACTTTAGTGCTATAGATAATGGGTGGGGTGGTGTAGGAGATTGGGAATATGATGAAGTTATGGAAGTTGATGAAGATGAAGCTAAAGAAGAAGGTTTTGATGAGTGGGATGCGGAGGCATTTAAAAAATGATTAAAAAAATTCAAGTCACTTTACTGGTAGAGGTTGATACTGAAGATGAATTTACTTGTCCATCAGGAGATCCATTACTTGAAAATTGTGTAGTAAATGTTGTTGAAGATAGATTTTTTACTGATCCAGTAAAAATATTAGAAGTAAAGGAGTATGAAGATGACTGATTCATTTTTAAGAGATCATCAACCAGCTATAGATCATATGCATGAAGAGAATGCAATAAATGATTTAAAAAATGCTGGTATATATCCTGAGATAGAAGAGCCAGAAATAGATGAAGATTATGATGATTAACTTTTTTTAGCTTCTTTTAAAAATCGGTGTATTGCCTCTCTGATTAAAAAACCAACTGACATTCCAGAACGTGTCAGTTTTTTTAATTCATCATATTCTTGAGAATCGACACTTACGCTTATTCGTTTTAACTTTTCTACTGTCATAATGAATGGCAAACTTATACCATAATACTAGCACATGGATATTTTTCAACTATGAATGTCAATCGAAAGAAAAAGAAAAGAACCAAAAGAAAAAGAAATATAATATAAGTAAGTAAATTTATTATAAATATATAAATAATAATATATATATAAATATATATATTAATAAATAAGGAAAAATAATTTTCTTGACAGAATATAAACTCGATATTACACTTACATAGAAAGACATAAACTTATGCCAAAAGAAAAACTTACGTTGTATTTAGAACCAGAACAAGTTCAATGGCTCGAATCTCAAACTGATGAAGAAAAAAAGATATCTGCTGTAGTCAGAAACTTAATTAGAAAAGCTATGAAGGTTAAATCAAGAAGAAAAACTATTGTAGTTGATGATTTTTTTAATGCACCATCTTTAGCTCCACAATTTGTACCTGATGATTTAAAAGAATATACCGATCTTTTAGTTGAATGGTGGTCTGTTAGATATAAAAACAAGGCAACTTGCTCTCAAAAGGTTTTTAACCGCATTATTGAAACACTCAGGTCATTTCCATCGCAAGATCGAAAAGAAGCTCTTGAGAAGGCAATTACGGCTGGCTGGAAGGATATATATCCACTTAAGAAAGGTTACAAACCAGAAGAGCCACAATTTAAGCCTAAATATTTTAAAGCTAGTGATAATGAAATGCCACCGACACTTGCTGAATTAGGTAAGACAGCTAAAGATTATATGGAGAAAAAATAATGCAAAAACTATTTGATGCTTCAGTTCTAGCTTTACTTAGAGATGGTATTAAAAAAGGCTACTGGAGTCTTGAAGATTTAGACACACCTCCCCCAGGGTGGACAGAATGTGTTAATAGCACGAGAGGTAACAAAGCATTTCCGCAGGGTTACCAAGGTGTTAAATACAAAAATCTTGCTAGGGTAGAAACACCCAAACCAAAACAGGAGAAAGTAGAACTTACTGATCCAAAAGACCTTCCAACTTCAGATTCTTAACAATGAAAACCTTCCAACTATTAAAACCACTTCCTATTAGAAGAGATGAGAACACACATAGATATGTAAATATCGAGACTAAGCAATGGATGTCCTACTCAACTACTGAAGTCTGTAGTGAATTGACAGAAGAAGATAAAGAAAATATCGAAAAATGGAGATCACAATGGCAGCCCAGAGGAGAAAAATGTCATGAGTGCCTTGCTGAACATATGTTAGGTAATGGCAAGATCGATCCCGATGAGTATGGTGCATGGGTTGAGCCTTTACTTCAACATGAACTGTTTACACATTTTGAACCAATGGCAGTTGAACATATGATGGCTATCCCAGATAAATCAGTTGGAGGTCAACTTGATCTTCTTGGTCGAGATACTAAAACTAACCAAATAAGATTAATTGACTTGAAGACAAAGAGTAGTTGCAATTACTTTATGCGAAAGAGAAAGAAAGATGGTTTGTTATATATCGAAGATCTTGATATGTACTGGAAAGAACCTTATTCAACTGATAAGCAACTTGGTTGCTACGTTGAGATGTTAAAACTAAACTACGATTTAAGACCAGATGTATGTAATACAATTTGGGCATTTGAAGGAAGATGTATCATGAACATTGATCAACCCACAGAAAGATGCGAAGCTGCATGGCAGAAAGCATGGACAAAGTTTGAGTCAGAACAGGAATTATTTTGATGAGAAGAAAAGAAAAAATAGAAGCTGCTAAAAAACGTATTAAAGAACTTGAAAAACTTATCAGTCATTGGAGTAAAAAATGAGATATATACTTGATGTCTCAGGTCGTGATTTGAAACTCATAAGAGCCTCTCTTGTTAATTTTCAAAGATCATTAATGATGTCAGATCAAGCAGAGTTTGAAGAACTAACAGAAGAGCTTGATATTCTTTTTTTTAAAATATCAATAATGAAAAAAGAACAGCTAAATAACAAAATTAAAAGAAAATGGGGTAGTAAAAAATGAATCAATTTGAACAGGAAATAAAACGTAGAATAAAACACTATTACGATCAATTAGCAGCATTGGAAAATGCATATTACAACCATGAAATAAAATCAAAAGAATATATTGTTGAGTATGAAAAAATTAAAGGTAAAATTCAGTTATTGAAAGGATGACTAACCCACAAAAACGCAAAGGTGATAAGGCAGAACATGAGGCAGCCCGATTGCTGACTGACGTTACTGGCTTTAAATGTCAACGCAATTTGTCAGCAGGAATCCCTGGAGATGTCGGAGATATCTATGGCATACCTAACTGCGTGATACAGGTTTGCGATTGGCAAGATAAATCAAAAGCCTGTCTTGTGAAGCCTAGAGAGGTTGAAACACAAAGAGAAAACGCAGGTGTGGACTTCGTTGCCAGCATGGTTAGATTTAGAGGTGGTAATTGGAGAGTTGTGCTGACACCAGAACAATTCAACACTTTATTACAAGCTGCCTTGCAGTAAACATTATATAAGTGTAATATAAAAAACAAGTAAACTATTTTACTAATGACCACTAAACAGCCTTCGACACTAGTTGAAGCACTTAATGCTTTTCAGAAAGAGCATCATGCTGCTGGCAGAGATGGTACTAACCCTTTCTTCAAAAGCAAATACACCACATTAGCTCAAGCCTTGTTAGCTGTTCAACCAGCTACAGAATTTGGGTTATGTCATACACAAATGAATGACTTTGTAATTACTCCAGAGGGAGAAGTTATCACGATAGTCATTACAAAATTAATGCATACATCTGGAGATGAACCATTAATTAGTAAATATCCAGTTCCTAAGATTCCTGACAATGTCAAGAATGCACATCAAGAGGCTGGTTCAGCACAGACTTATGCTCGAAGATATAGTCTTCTTGCTGTTTATGGTTTGGCTGGAGATGATGATGATGGCAATTCATTAACGAAAACACCACCACCAAAAGTTGGTGTAGGTAATACTCGTACTAAACCTAATGAAAAGCCAGAGCCTACATCTGTTTTGCAAGGATTACCTGATCCTATTTCTAAAGAAGCAAAACAATCTATTATGAATGCACTTAAGGAACTAAGTGAAATAAATCCAGATGCAACTAAGAAAATCTCAGAAGCATTTAAAAAAGAATTTAATGTTCCTAAATTAAGTGGTTTCATTACAGAAGCTAGACATGGCGAATTTCTAAGTCATGCTATATCAAAGGTAAATGGAACCACATGACAACAGAAGAAGCTGAGTTTTCTGGTCGCCTAATCATGAAACAACTTGAGGAAAGACGAGCAGAACGCAAGAAAGATTGGAACAGAAACGTGTTTGGGGTGCGTACTAATGATGATCTTGCTTCTAAACTTCGAGAGCATTGTAAGTCGAACAATCTCTCAACCAATCAATTTTTAAACTATTTATTAAAAGATTTTTTTAACTATGGCTGATTTTAATTTCAATCCAGCATTACCATTACCTATTGCATTTAAAATTCAAGAAGGTCAATATGGTAATCAACTAAATTTATTTATTCCTACAGAATCAATAACACATTTTATTGATCATTTGCAGAAATTAGTAGATACAAAAACTACAGGAGGTCAAGTTTATCTTGGAAAAGAAAAAGGTACACTTAAAACTGAGGGTATATATATCAACGCTAAAGCGAATGAAAATGAATACGGGATATATGGGCAAATTAATCCACAGAAGATTAACACAGGATTAAATGAAGAATTACCTTTCTAATACAAAAACTAAAAAATATTTAGTAAAAGATCCTTTACTAAATATACATTTTAAAATACAGGATGGTGTACGCTACTGGCTTACACCTCCTCCAGATTCATATCAAAAATGAAACCAGTTAGAAAATCTATTTTAAAATTACGCAAACTTAAAGAAATAAGACGTAAAGATTTAGAGAAAAATTTGTTAGAAGTTCAACTAAAAGGACAAGATCACTATGTCTTTATCAAAGATAATGGTAAAGCTCAAGTAGTTTATCTGGAGGGTCGATGGGTTTCAGATCATATAAGAACTGCTGTTCTTAAATTTAATTATGAAGTTGATAAAACTGAAAAAATGTTAGTTAGAGACTTTGAAGAAAAATATATTAACGAGTACGAAAAAACTTTGCAATAGGATTTCTTGGTTTTTTTTCTCTTAATTCTTTGACAACAGCGTTAGCTTCTAATTCTATTAATCTACCCAACATAGAAACCATAAATATATCTTGATCAAATTTTTTTCTAATAAGATGTGTGCAATATCTTTTTATATTATCTAAATCATCACTTTTCATAATTTCTCTACATTCCATCTCAACTTGTAATTCCAATTCTGGAGGTGCTGGTTCTATATCGATGTTCAGAAATTTAGTAATTTTCATCTTATTGGAAAAAGTTGTTTTTCTAGCAAATCAACTGCTCTATCATCAAGACTATTTGAGGTCTGTTTGCAAATTGCTCGAAGCAAATCCACAATAAGTCTCTTAACAGCAGTAGTAGTCAAAAATGTAAGTAATATTGGTTTGAGAATCTTATACATAAAAAAATGTGTGTTACTTTCCAAACATAGCTAAAATGCTAGTATTAGACAAGAGTCTTAACTTTCATGGTTGAAGAGAAAAAAGGTCCACTTCAAAAACTGAAGGAAAACATTACAGATAAAGAAGAACAGTTAGCGTTTATTTCAGTTGTAGTAAGACTTATTGTTGTTGCTTGGAGTGGATTTATTGTAAGCCTTAATTACATTTCAATACCAGGTTATAGTAACGAACCAAAAGATATAACATTTCCAGCTTCACTTCTTACTGGTGCATTAGCTAGTTTCGGTCTGGAAGGAGCCAAGAAAAGAGGGGATGGCACATATAAACCAGATGAAAAGCCATTGAATAAAAAAGAAGTAGAAGCGTTACTAGCATCACAATCTGGTGGATACCAAACAGTTAGAATTGAAACACCAATAAAAATTATTGGTGCAGAAATAGTAGATTCCAAAAAACCAAAACAATGAAAAAACTACTTCCATTTTTATTTCTTGTATCTGCACCAGTTTATGCAGATATGAACCACAGTATTTCATCTAGCGTGAAATTTGAATCGCTTTCAGCAGCTAGTACGGCTGATAAGATTGGCTCTTCGTACAGCATAAGCGGTAATAATATTACAACTGTAGATTCAAACTCAGCATCTACATTGGGAGGTTTTGGATCTACGACTTCGGGTGTTCCATCAGTTACTTTTCCTTCTGCAACACAAGCTACTAGTGGTGAAGCATTTAGTTTTACTCAATCATACACAGAAGGAGATGCCACACCTGGAAGTTCAATAACAGTTGGTACAGTTCCAAACTTTAGTGATATTACATCTACAAGTGCTGGAAGCGTAGGAACATCAGCAGTAGCAATAGATAATCATAATATTACAATGACACCAGGAACGGGAACAGGTATTGTGATAACAGGTCAATTTGTCGTTGATCTTACTATCGAATGAGGAGGCTTCTTCTTTTTGGGTTTGTTATATCTGTTCCTTGTTACGCTGTGCCAGTTGTACCTAATTTCACACAGGGCAGTTCCACAAGTCGAACAGAAACTTCCACAATTATTACAGAATCTATACGAACAACAGAGTATAATTCTGGGTTTCTGTATTCAGTTACAGGGTCAGGAATACAACATGACGGATCTTCTATATCTCCAGCAGCTACCACAGTTAATGAAACTATAAACGGAACTACGCATACATGGCAGGGATTAAATCTAGATCAAAGACCAAACTGGACTCAGACAAATCAGGGAGATGCCTTTCAATTTACAGAAGTTTATCAAGCACCTGGAATGGAATCTGTCACCGATATAACCCGAACTATAGAAAGCACAAGCGTAAC